GTCTGTACTGTATCTCATTACGGTAAAGCTCATTCGGTAATGGCGGAGGGCTGACCACCTCAAAGTTGCCAGCATCACTGTCAACCTCTATGATACCCGTGCCCGCCTTGCCCCACTCAACAGCAATCTGTTTCTTATCGGCAGCACCTCTCGGAATAATCAGCTTCTGATTTGTACTATTCGTTGCGTGTGCTATGATAAGACTGCGTATCTTATTGATAGCCTCTTGTATTGGTCTGACAAAGCGGACATCGCTCATAGGGTAAGGGTTCCGTCTGTGACGGTTCATGATAGGAATGATGTCATAATTGCTGATTGGCAGAACAGTCTGCTCTGCAAGAACATCTCCTACGGTGATTACCCTCTTTATACGAGTAATCCAATACTGTTTCAGGGTAACCTGCTCACTTTCAACAGCCATTTGCATGGGTACCTGTTGCAGTTGCATGGTGCTTCCTGGCACAGAACCCTCCATTTCGGGTCCTGGTGCTGGATATTGTTCACCCGTTTCAGGGTCAATTTCAAAATGTATTATTTCACCGAACTGTGCAAGCATCTGGTTGAACATTGCAAGCTCGTCACCAGAAGATATAAGCCTCTGCTGTGGCTGTGCCTCAATAATTTCACCAGTCATCGGGTCCTGCTGCGGAGGCGGGAAACTTGTAACCAGCATAATGGGGCTCTGCATCCAGGCTTCCATCTCATCTGGCCACTCAAATACCCACTCCTTCATGGTAGTCTGGTCAAAAGCCCTGGTCTGTACGACCTTCATCTTGCTTCTTCTGGTTACTACCTCATACCGTTTATGCTTCTCACTATAGACTTCAAAGTCTATTCCTCCGTCACGGGTGGATACAGGCTTCCTTGAATACTGTGCTTCCTTGGCCTGCATAACAATCTGGTCCCAATCGGGCCATTTCTCAAGAATCTGCTCTTTGCTGAGAATATCAACAGTGAGAATATGTGCAGCATCTCTTGCAAACTTGTCTTTTGAGTGCGGGTCTATGTAAACATCAAGCGGGTCAACACTTTTGATGCGAAGTTCACCCTTGCCAAAATCACCATAGGGGTCAAAGCATATCTCAACCACACCCATGCTCTTGACATAAAAGTCATCAACAACCTGCTTAAATACAACATTCCCGTCAGACTGGTCCCATAACCAGGTCAGTATCTCACTGAATACCTTGCCTGTCTTGGTGTCTGAATCTTCTCTTCCTGTAGTGGTAAAGCGGGGTCTGTTTGCTGTAAGGGAGGCTACGGCAGACTCAACTGCCTGCTGAATAACATTGATGACAATAGGGGACTGGTTGTTTGCTATGAGAACGGCTATCTGTTCCTGGGACCATTGCTTGTTGTGACGGAAATCATCATCTTCCACCACCTCTTCTGCCCAGGCTCTTCTTGTTGCATTGTCATAATCGTCCAGGAGCTCCTTCGTGAATTTGACTTCGTCATCCTCAAAGAAGGGCATCTGCTTGTCATAATAGCCAGTATCATCAACTATCTGACCTGTTTTTATGTCATATGTATTCGGCATGGTCTAACATACTCATTTTATTAGTTCTTGTCAAGCGGTTAACCAACTATTCTGCTGATACCGCACTCTTTTTTCATTTTTTGGACCATCCAGAATCACCAAATCCTCATGAACTGGCTCATAAAGCCGTCTCAGTGCATACCAAAAAGCATCAACGGTATCATCATGGCTGGCTCTTGGGAACAGCAGGAGTTCATCCTCGAACTCGTCCATCCCTTTTTTAAGGTGTACCTTCTTAGAGGCGAAGTAGGTTTCAAGGGATTCAAGGCGTTCCTTCTTCTTTTCACCCCTTGGTGTATACTTTACCTCAAGACCAGGAATAAACACCTGGGTTCTGATATAGTCCCTGAGCATCTCCTGATACCCTACGGACTCAATGTTTACCCTTTCTGGCTTCCACTTGTGGTACATCTGAAGAATTGCATCGGCAAGGACCATAGGGCTTACCCTCCGTCTGTAGTATTCAGCCACATACAGATTCCTGTCCCTGTCCATAGCCACCACCATAATTACGGAATAGTCAGCATTCCCTTTCGTACTGCTGGCAGGATCAACACCCACAAACAGGTTCACAGCCTTCTGCACACCATTGACACCAAGGTACCAGCCATCATTTGTTCGGGTAAATTCACCCTCATAGTACCGTATGTACTCTGGCTTGAACAACTGATCTTCATCACCAGTAATCTCACACATATACTCCTTGTAGAATACAGACACCCTGCCTATATTGTCAAGGGACCTCTTCAGCCCGTCCAGCTCCTGAAGGCTCTTGATCTCAGGCCACAGGCTGAACCTTGTACCGTCTGACCTTGTATTGACATAGGAATACTTCACGGTAACCCAATCCTCCATCTCCTTCAGGGTCTCAACAATACACCTCTGGGTAATTGGGGTACCAACAACACAAATACGCCCTCCACGGGCATCAAGAGAAGGCACCGCCCCCTGAAGTAAGGCTCTCAGATTCCCTTCCATAGCCTCATCTGTCTTGGTGTTGTTCTCATCTTCGGGGTCATCAAGGACGATATAGGTTGGACGGGTACCCCCTATGTTCATACCTCTGATCTGCTGTGTGGTACCCTTACAGACTACCGCACTTCCGTTCTTCAGTATAATCTCATCATTCGTCCATTTTATTGCATTCTCCTTGCCCCAGTACCCAAACAGTTGTCTGAATGGTTCACTGAAGGTAATAACATCTTTGATAACCTGTAACCTGTTTACCGCATGACCCTGGGTCTTACTGGCAATAACAATAAGTCTCTTGTCAAAGGTCTTCTTCTCAGGGTCAAAGGCATCAACAAACAGGTGAAACAATGGGAAGACCTCCGCTGTCAGGGTGCTCTTCCCCAAACCCCTCGGTAAGATGAAGTTCAGTTTCTTCTTCGTCTTGTCCAGAAGGAGTCTCATCAGGTCCTTGTGAACCTCTGGGCTCTTCGCATAGAAGGTCGTTGGCATCACTAATTTCCCGAATTTCAGTAAATCCTGCTTCAAGTAGGTGATTGTTTGTACTCGATTCATTCAGTGCTCCAAAGAAGTCATCTTCCTGTTTAGGTTTATCCAAACCCGATAACTTGACTATACTCTCGGCTATCTTGACCATAGTCAGCGGGTCTTTCTTATCTCTTGCTATGTTCAGGGCATCAAGCTGTACATCCAGTACCCACTCTCTTGTAATGCCCTTACCAGCAAGAATCCTCTGCATTTCAGCATCCACGGCTGCCTTCCCTTCCTGGGTCTTCAGTATGTATTTCCATATCTTTTCTGCCTTTCTGTTGCTTCCTGGCTTATTGCCCTTGTCAACCAGTGCGTTATAGACTGTCTTCAGGTCCATACTTCCTGCAAGTATCATATTGCAGTAGGCAAGTATGGCTGCCTGGGTTCTCTTCTTCCTGAGAAGAACATTGATGTCATAGGTGCTTGGGATACCGCTGTACCTCCTGATGTTGTGCTGTTCCTCAAACATCATGGTCATCCTGCTTGTCACAAACCTCTTCGGACAGGCACTGCCCTGCACCATCTTGTTCATGGTCCTCCCGCTTCTCGCGTAGTACCTTACATAGAGAGCCTGCATGACATATTCGTCATCAGTCAGTATCCACTCCATATCCTTTTCGGCATGCTTCCAGTAGGTATAGGTCATACCCAGACTGTCAGCCTCTGCCTTCGTGTACACGGGGAACCAGTGCGCTACATTGGGGACTACCCTGGCTACCAGCCCTGGTGTATTCATCCACTGTGCCCTGGTGTCCCACCGTCTCTTTATCTCAATCATCAAGACCTTTCAGATAGTCAGGTGAAATATACTTCTCATGGCTCTCTTTTTCAAGGTTTCCTCTGTAGATGGCATTCCTCAGACAGGCTGCCTCCTCATAGGTAGTAACAACATAATACCAGTAGTTGTGGGTTCTGAGGAATATCTGAAGGTCTATCTGTCTCTCACTGAGCCTGTCCTTTGTAGCCTTCATCTTGACCTCTACAATAACAACACCAAAGGGGGTGAAGATCATATGGTCTGGCAGACCTATGCTTCCCGTGGGGGTCTTATGGTTCGAGTTCATCGAAAAGACCCTGTTGTTTGCTGCGGGCAGGCTTCCCTTTTTTCTTGGGTCCAGACTGTTGAACAGGTCCTTTATGTCCGTCTTGGTATATTCTGTAGCTCCAGTTTTTCTGTTCACAGATTTTGATGAGTTCTTCATAGGTATGGCCTTTCAGGATGGTGATGTTGGTTCTGAGAGAGGATGGCTGCTTTATCTCGATGATCTTATGGGTGTCCGCATAGGCCTTCACCCCAGTCATGAATTCAGGACCCTCTATCATGAGGGTTACGGTGTTCTTCTGTATAGGGTGACAGAAGTCCCAGTGGCAGTTGTGTTTGTAGTGGCTGTAGACCGTATCTCCAGGGGATATCGAGTAGGGTTCCACGGGTACCTCCTTACCGCCTTTCGTGGGCATCCAGACTACGGTCTTATGACACTTTGGGCAGATACTTGTGTTGGGAAGGCTGATGGACTTCTTTTCCTTGTGCATAGAGGGGGCTTTCTCTTTAATGGTTCTCTCCTTAACTGCCCCAAAAGCTATTTATCCAGCAGGGTAGCAACTCGTCCCTGAGCGAAGCGAAGGGCGTGTTGCGTAAGCGAAGCGCCTGCTGTAATCCAAGGGTAATCAGAATAGTCATACCACATTCTCGAGGGGGCTGTAAGCAGGTAAGAATAAGAAGAACTGTACTGAGGAAGACTGATAGTAAGTAATCACAAAAGCGACTGCGCAAATGTGCAAAAGAACTAGTTACGATGCAAGTCGAAAAAAAAAATATAAAAAAATATTGTGGGAAAGGAGGCTGAAAACGCAGGAAAGGGGGAGATAATTGCCCTAAAAGTAGGGTACGAAAGAGTGACCTAAATGGTGTAGAGAGGAGGGTAGGAGATAGGGGGCTAAAAGTACA